ATAATCGATAAGATGAAACAGGCAGTAAGAAGTTGGTTGAATGTAAGAGAAGCGGATCCTTTGAATATAGATATCACAGAGGCATTCGACTTCAGAGGAAATGCCATCAAGAATAAGATATGGTACCGTGGATCGAGCTATGAGCTGCAGCAGCTTTACGAGCAGATCGACAAGGGCATAGATAGATATAAGTTCTGGGCGTGCAAATCAAGTCCGGGAATGGAAATGAGGAAGATCCACACAGGTATTCCGGGAAATACAGTGGACATGCTGGCTACAGTAACACTAGCGGATATGGGAATTATAGAAATCAAAGATGGTGACCAGAGAGACATATGGGAGGCCATTGAAAAGGAAAACAGCTTCATCAAGGGACTTGAAAGTACTGTGAAGCAGGTACTTGTCATAGGAGACGGAGCATATAAGCTCACTTATGACACTGACATTTCGGAATATCCTATACCTGAGTTCTTCCCGGGAGATATGGTAGAGTTTGTTAAAAAGCGCGGCAGGCTCCAGGAAATCATATTCAAAACAGTCTATGAGCATGATCATCGCAAATACCTCCTGTGTGAACATTATGGATACGGATACATTAAAAACCACTTGTATCAGGATGAAAGAGAAGTGGCGATTGATGTAATACCGCAGACAAGGGCCCTGAAAGATGTGATGTTCTCCACCTATAAGGAAAATGAACAGGGAGAAGTAACAGAAAAGGGCAAATACATGCTGGCGGTACCGATAATGATTTTTGAATCCAGCTACTTCAAGGGAAGAGGTCAAAGTATCTTCGATAAGAAAGTGGATGCCTATGATAGCTTGGATGAAGCATGGTCACAGTGGATGGATGCACTCAGAGCGGGAAGAACTAAGGAATATATACCGGAGAACCTCATTCCAAGGAATCCTAAGACTGGTGAAATGACCATGAAATCAAATCCATTTGATAATAGGTTTATCAAAACAGAAGGCGACATGAGAGAAGGCAGCAAGAGCCAGATAGATGTAGTTCAGCCAAGCATTCCTCACGAATCATATGCAGCGACATACATAACAGCGCTTGATCAGTGTCTGCAGGGTATTATAAGTCCATCTACTCTTGGTATCGATGTTAAGAAACTGGATAATGCAGACGCGCAGAGAGAAAAGGAAAAGGCAACACTGTATACCAGAAATGCCATTGTAGCGGCACTGGAGGAAGATATTCCGAAGATAGTAGAAATTGCGATCAGAGCTCACAAGGAACTGACAACAAATACAGCTTACAATGAAGAGATAAAGGTGTCCCTTGAGTTTGGAGAATATGCTAACCCATCATTTGAAAGCCAGGTTGAGACTGTAGCCAAAGCCAAGAGTGCGAATATCATGAGCACCACTGCAGCGGTTGAAGAGCTGTATGGAGACAGCAAGTCAAAAGACTGGAAAAAAGAAGAGGTGGCTCGACTAAAAGAGGAGCAAGGAATAGCAGTAATGGAAGAACCGGCGGCCAACAAAGCTGCAGGTGACTTCGAAGTAAATATGGAGTGATCACATGAAGGTTAAAGTAGCCAAAAGGATATATGACATGGGGAGAACCGAGTATCAGGGACTTCTTAAGATAGCCAGTGAGCAAGTGCCCTTCGGTATCTATGCAATAGAGCGTAAGGGATATGCTGAACTTTGCAGAATACATTGCAAGAGCATAACTCAGCTTAAGAAAGAAATCCGAGGATTCAGAGCTCAGGGATTCAAGGTGTATCAGAACGGCAGGGTATAGCCATGAATGAATACGATATCGAAAAAGCCTTCACTGCCATAGAAGAAGAGCTTATAGCATCGATGATGCGAAACATGCAGCGGCACAAAGATTGGGAAACTGAAGAAGGATTCAGATGGACCATGTGGCAGGCAGAGCAGCTGAAGGCACTTGAAAAATATAAAAGACAGAACAAGAAGAAGTTTCAGAGAAGATTCAATGAGATCAACGGTTCTATCAAGATGCTGGTAGAACAGGCCAGACAGGCAGGCGGGTTGGATCAGGAACTGGAGATCCTAGAAGCGATAGAGCAGGGATGGAAACTTCCGAAAGCAAGAATGGAGGCAGGCGAAATATCATCTGCCTTTTTTGCGTTGAATACACGAAAGCTCAATGCACTGATCAAGGCTACTGAATCTGACTTCGCTAAGGCAGAAACAGCTATGCTGCGTATGGCAGAGGATCAGTACAGACAGGTTATATTCAATGCCCAGGTATACGCTAATACCGGTGCAGGTACATACGAGAAAGCAGTGGACATGGCAACAAGAGATTTCCTCAGTCGTGGGATAAACTGCATCGAGTATGCCAATGGAGCAAGGCATAGGATAAAAGACTATGCGATGATGGCCATAAGAACAGCATCGAAGAGGGCATACCTTACCGGCGAAGGTGAAAAGAGACAAGAATGGGGAATATCCACGGTGATCATGAACAAGCGTGGTAACCCATGTCCGAAGTGTTTACCTTTCGTAGGAAAGATCCTTATAGATGATGTGTGGTCCGGCGGATCAGCTGAAGACGGCCCGTATCCTCTGATGAGCAGCGCAGTTGCAGCGGGGCTTTATCATCCAAATTGTAAAGATAGCCACAGTACATACTTCGAGGGCATCAGCACTCCTCCAGATGATAAGTTTACTGAAGAGGAGATAGAGCAGATAGAACAAGATTATTCACTAGAGCAAAAGAAGAGTGTGGCAAAGAGGAACTATGAGAAATACTCAAGGCTGGAAGAACATTCACTTGATGAGGAGAATAAAGCTAAGTATGCTGCGAGAAAGACAGAGTGGTATCAAAAATACAAGGCTTATTATCAGCAGGGCACCAATTCACGCAGGGATAAGGAACAGTTTGGTAGATATCAAAAGATTCTGCAAGAGCTGTGTCCGGGAACGCTTGAAGAGTTTGCTGATATCAAGTATAATGATGCTATAAAGTGGAACCAGATAAAGTATCAGTACAGGACATTGAATCGATACGAAGTAGAAGGCAAGATTACTGCAACGGAAATCCTTGAATTAGACAATGCAGCATGGTATACAAAACAGCTAGGGTTCAAATTCGAAACATTAAGCGGAGATCACCGCAAGGAAGTTAAGGGAATGCGGCGAAGTGGTAATGCTGCCGTATTAAAAACTGAAGACGGTAAGATAAGGTTTGCACATAGTAGAGCAAATTCAAAAATTGAACCTACTGTTGAAATGTACGAAGGAGAGTATGATTTAGTACTCTTAAAAGAAAAAAGACAATTCGAAGTATTGGATTTAGGTGATGGAGTTCCAAGACAAGTTGATACTGAAGCAAAATTCTTTGAGATGCTCGCGAATTCTATGGATAAGGGTTCAAAAGAAAGAATTGTATTACTTTCTGAGAAGCATATGTGTAAAAGCTGTAGACATGTTATGGAGCAATTCCAAGTTAAGTTCCCTAAAGTTGAAATAGTGCTTATTCATGGAAAACGTGGATACAATAATAGCAAAGATGGTCTTAACACATGGAAGTATAGGAAAAAGGTAAAACAAGAAAATGAAAAAGGTTGATTACTTTGAACATCTACAACCTATTCCCTATGAAGATATGGAAGAGGATAATTATAAGATTGTAAAAGGCTCACTTTATAATAAATTGCAAAGAGATAAATTGATCTTCAAAGATTGGACTGCACAAAACATCGTTAACCGAGCCTTACATGACTTGGATTATTACATGAATCAAAATGGTATGGAAAAGGCGATTTATATCATTACATCAATGCTTTTCCAAATCGAAGTAGATGAAGTCGATGAACAGCTAGCATATGAAGCACACTGCGATGTAGCCGATTTGGAAACGGGCAAATATGATTATCTTTTTCATGAAGAAGACCTTCCTCTGTTGAAGGCAGATATGAAAACCATAAGATCATATTTGGACCAGCATCCTCATTTATGTGAGGAGTAGAAATAAAGAACTATGACAACAAATAGGAACGTACTCCGGTGACCTTCGGGCCCGGGGTCTTTTTATGCTTATTTTAAGACCAGCTGATAAGGCTGGTCTATTATATTGCCAAGAAAGGAGGAAACCATGAAGGTAAGACCAATAGCCAGGTACAAAGATCTTGTAGAGAACGAGATCAAAGAGCCTGGAGGAGATGTCTTCGAAGTCGATGATCAGCGTGGCAAAAAGCTCATTCAGAGAGGCTTCGTAGAGGAAGTCCACGAAAAGCCTGAGGAACCTAATAGAAAGGGTAAGGGCAAAGACAAAGATAAAGACAAGAAAGAAGAACCTGCAGCGGTACCGGAAGAAACACCGGAAGAAACCGCGTAGGTTCTTTTTTGATGTTCCAAGTGCGAGAAGAACTAAAAAGCTGCGCTGCGGGAGACACCCGAGACAACTGTTAATGTGAGACACACAGAAAATTGTAATAGGGAGACACCCTTAAAACTGAAAGGAGACAGATTATGTTCAACAAATTATTCGCACGCTTAATGCCGATGATGGAAGGTGATGGAGGTGCCGGCGGAGGCGGTACCGGTGGAAGCTCCGGAGGAGACGGAGGAACTGGTGCAGGTGGCCAGGGCGGTACCGGTGGCAGCGGAAACATAGAGATCGATTATAACAAGCTGGCTTCTATCGTTGCAGGTAAGCAGAGCGCAACGGAGGAATCTGTTTTGAAAGGATACTTCAAGCAGCAGGGTCTGAGTCCGGACGAAGCAAAGCAGGCTATAGCTAAATTCAAAGAGGAAAAGGCAAAGAACACTCCTGATGTAGGAGCACTGCAGCAGCAGGCGGCAAATGCACAGCAGGCGGCCCTTACAGCGCAGATTGAAAAAGAAGCCTTTTTGCTCAGCGGAGAGCTTGGAGTAGATCTGAAGACAATGCCATATCTGATCAAGATGGCAGATATGAAAGATGTTGCACCTGAAGGCAGCATCGACAAAGAAAAGTTAAAGGAAGCACTTGACCAGGTGCTGAAGGACATTCCTCAGCTCAAAGGTCAAGCGCAGGAGGGCCAGGAAGGCGGATTCAGATTCGGCGCCGGAGGAAAGGAAGGCGGCTCAGATAATACCGATGAGCAGCTGGACCGCATTTTTGGCATCAAGAAGAAATAGGAGGAAATAATAAATGGCAGTATTAGAGTATGTAACAAAGTTTCATGACAGAATTAGAAGTCTGTATGGACATGAACTTATATCTGACGAACTGTTCCACAGCAATGAGGATATCCAGATTATAGGGGCAAAGACTATCAAGATCCCACGTCTTTCTGTAAGTGGATATAAGGATCATACCCGTGGTGGAAGCTACAATGCTGGAAACTATTCCAACGACTATGAAATGAAGCAGCTGGATCATGATAGAGATATCGAGTTCACCATAGATCCTATGGATGTCGATGAAACAAATACAGTTGTATCTATCGGCAATGTCCAGGCTCGTTTCGAAAGAAAGCAGGCAATCCCGGAACTTGACTGCTACACATTCTCTAAAGTGTATTCAGAAGCATCAAGAGTAGGCGCTAAGATCAAGACTACACCTATCACAGCAGCAAATGTCCTCGACGACTTTGATGAAAACTGTGAAGCGTTTGAAAATGCAGGGGTGCCTCTCAGCAGATGTATCCTGTACTGCACATCAACATACAAGAAGGCACTGAAGAATGCAGAAGGTGTTCAGCGAACACTGGAAGTCAGCGGTGGTCCTAAGGGCATCGATAGAAGGATCCATACGTTGGATGATGTGGGAAAAATCAAGGTCGTTCCTCTGGAAAGATTCAAGACTGCCTATGACTTCACAGAAGGTTACAAGGCAGATGCTACAGGCAAGCAGATCAACTACATCCTTATAGACCCTGAAGCTCAGGTATCCAGAGTTAAGTATTCATACATCAATACATACACTCCTGGCCATGATTCCAGAACAGCGGACAACTACCTGTATCAGAACAGAAGATTCAATGGTACATTTGGGCTGGATGAAGAACTGGCGCAGGGATGTATCATTAATGCGGAGGCGTAAACTATGAGAGCGAAGAAAGAAAACAAAGTATATCAGATCAAAACTGATGCTGAAAAGGAAAGATATCTGAAGGAAGGCTTTGATATCTATAACGATGAAGGAGAGATAATCGCACACTCTCCGAAGAAGAAGGTGCTGTATTCAGAGTACGACAAAGTCAAAAAGGAATGCGAAGCAACCAAAAAGGAGCTGGAGGAAGTAAAGGCAGCACAGAGTGCCCCTCCTGCAGATGATCCGGAGGTTCTGCAGATCCTCACTCAGTATGCAGCGGAGCATGAAGTAGACATCGGAAAGGCTACTACCATCAAGGGTATCGTAAAGAAGATCCAGGAGGCTGCTGCCGGTGAAGGCGGCGGGCAGTAAGATGGCTTATATTCCATATGCCACTGAAGAGGACTATGACATCTATGGAACAGAAGTGATCCCTGAAGAGGATATCGAGAGAGCTTTAAGGCTTGCATCAAGGCATATAGACTCCCTGACTTATAACAGAATTATAGGTCAGGGATTTTCCTGTTTAACGGACTTTCAGCAGGAAGTCATAAAAGAGGTAGTGTGCCGGCAGGCGGAGTTTGAGTTTGAGAACGCTGATGAGATAGCATCGGTACTTTCAAGCTACTCGATCAACGGAGTCTCTGCTGAGTTTGGTGATAGCTGGAACCTGTATACTGACATGGGAGTAGCCATGCAGCGGGACAATTACGAACTCTTAAAGCAGACAGGCTTATGCTGCAGATTGTTGAGG